TATTTTATTGTATTTTTATTACTTTTTTATAGATTATTATAAGAAAATAAAGATTATTATAAGCATTTATAAAGAAATATAATAATAATAATCTTTTTATTAAGTTTTTATGTTTTTTACCAAGTTTTATTTATGAAATAATTAATTATATTATAATTTATTTATGATTATTTAATTTATCTATTTATTCATTTTATATTCTTATACTTATATAAAGTTTTATTAAAAATATCCTTCTTAAAAAGATTTTAAAATATAGAAATAGAAAAGTAATAAATAAATAATTAAATAATTATAAATAAATAATGTTTTATAATTAGTTTTCTCTTGTAAGTATAATATTGAATACTTGTAAACACATTTTCAATTCTTTTAAATTATAATTTTTATATTTTGGTGGATTAGTACGACCAATCTCTTTATAGTATTTATCTAATATTTCTATTATCTCCTCTTTTGTTATAGTCTTTTCCTTCATATATATTATATTATTTTTTATTTTAAAATAATATAACGATTATATATGCCAAAATCTTTAAAATTATTACCTAAACCAGTTCAAAAGACTATTCATAAGTTCGCATTGTCTTCCAAATATCGCATTTTAGGGAGTAATAGTATTCGCGGAATGATATTTCCAAGTGATTTCGATGTAGAAGTAAATGTTAATAAATCTACACGCGCAGATGCATTAGCAAATGAATTACAAACTAAAATTAAAAATATGGATAAAGATATTATTTTTTTGGAGTTTAAGGCAGGTTTGTGTGATGGAATGCCTATGAAGTGGACTAAACAAGAAGTTTTAGCAGGTTCTAAATGCGGTAAATCATTAGCAGAGGCTTTAATGGAAAATACTATTATAAAATTAGATTTAATTATACCTATTGGTAATACTTATGCAGATGTAGGACAAGTATATAAATATAAACAAGATACACAAACTAATGAAGACATTGAAAAATCAATGGAAACTGAAATTGATGAATATAAAAAGACAAATAAATTAAAAGCATTAAAGCGTTTATATTCTGTATTATCTTTTGAGCCAACAAAGAATAAGAAGTCATTAGACGAATTAGAAGTTTTTTTTAATTCAATAGTTGGTTACGCAAATAAAATTAAATCAGATTTGGAAATAATAATACGCTTATTAGATCATGGAAAAACAATAAAACAATTAAAACCTTTTATTGAAGACATAGAAGTTCGTTTAGGAAATATTGCAAAAATAAAAGTTAAATTAACAAATAAAGAAGATATTCAACGCACTGTACAAAATCTCCAAAGATATATTAATAATAAAAGTGAAAGAGAAGTAAAGAAGTTTATTTAATGTTGGTTTAAATGATTATAATATAACCTTATATATATTATAATGACTGAACCTATGGGGCATCTTAATTGGGACGAGCAAGGAAAAATGATATGTAAAATTGGTAATAGAGTTCTTTATGTTAATGATAAATCAATAGTTGACGGTTTTAATACATATAAAGCAAAAGGTGACGCAATTATACAACAAATACCTGATAAAAATACAGAGCGTTCAGTTTTATATATTACTGCTCCAAGTGGATCAGGCAAATCATTTTATACTCGTGAATATATCGCTCAATATCATAAAATGTATCCAAAACGCGAAGTATATGTATTTTCAAGTTTAGATGATGACAAAACATTAGACCAACTAAAATATTTAAAACGAATTAAAATTAAATCACCTGAATTTTTAACAACTGAAATTAACGCAATTGATTTTAAAGATTGCCTTGTAATTTTTGATGACACAGATGTTATTTCTAATAAACCTATTAAAGTAAAAGTATTTAAAATATTAAATGAAATATTGCAGGTTGGGAGACATCACAATACAAGCGTTATTTTTACTTCTCACAACGCAACAATGGGAAATGAAACAAAATGTATATTAAATGAGGCACATTCTATTACTATATTTCCAAAGAATGCAGGAGGAAAAACTTTAAAATATTTATTAGATCAATATCTTGGTCTTTCAAAAGAAGAGATCATGAAATTAAAGAAACTTGATAGTCGTTGGGTCACTATTGTTAAATCTTATCCAATGATAGTATTAAGCGAAAAGGAGTGCTTTAAGTTACACGATTATTAATTTATTTAATTAAATATAAACTTTCACATTCAGTTCGTAATGGTATTAAATGATATTTTTGTTTTGCTTGTATATATGCATTTCTTGCTTCATGTTCTGTTTTGAATACTCCAAGAGGTATACTTAACCTATTTACTTGTATCTCTGCTATATATTTACCATGTCTTATACTAAAGCCTTTCACATTTTTTCTATTGAAACAGTTTTGTTGAAAACTTACAACGCGTAAGTTTTCTACATTATTATCATGTCGTATACCATTTATATGATCGATACATAATTTACGATTTGTATAATCTAATCCCAAATAGGCACATGCAACAATACGATGTAAAGCAATTTTAAATCGTATTTTAACTTTATCTCGCATTATAATACCACTATCATATATTAAATATCCTGATGTTTTTTTTGAACCTTCTATAAGTTTGTATTTATCTTTTCGTTTACGAAATACTGACCCATTTCTCTCTACTTTAAATTCTAAACCATTAATATTTATTTCCATATAATAATCTAATATATAAAAAAATACGCTAAATAAACGCCACTTCAGATTATTTTATTTATTCAATATATATGATTTTATTTTTGTATTATTTATATTTAAATGTATCGTTGATTTTGGTACTGCGATGCTCCTTTTTCTAACTTCCACGATGTTCTAAATCCTGCTCCTTCCAATGGTACATCAAGCGGTGCAGGAGGAGCATTTATTCCTGATATTTCTGCTTGTATTTTAGGATTTGAATCATTACCAGCAGATACTAATTTTGTATTTAATAAGTTCATTAATACTTGTAATGGAGGTATTAATTGCGTAAAAAAACTAATTACTTTTTTTAATTCTTTTTGTTTTATATTTTGTTCTTCTTCACTTAAATCTTCATTTGGTTCTTCTTTTTCTTGTTCTTGCAAATATCCATAATCAGTATTCATTTGACTATATATAGATGCTAATTCATCTGTAATATCTTGTAATTTATTTAATTCGGTTGTTGTTATACTTGGACTTAATACTTTTTTTATTAGTTTTTTTGCTTTTACTATTTCATTTAATACATTACCATATGATAATTTTGTATATTGTTCTATATTAAAATCTTCTGTTAATGATACATTTTCATTTATTTTTATTAATTCTATTTTTACATTTTCTAATGTATTTATGAGAGAATCAAATGTTTCTGAATCTACTTTTGATGATGCTGATGGTGTACCTGAACGAACTCGTGCTATTTCATTCTCGTATACTTTTTTATTAATTAATTTATCAGGATTTAATACTGCTAATTTTGGATTTGCAAATATTGGCATATAAATTATGCTAATATTTTATTAAATAGTGTAATGAGGAATCGAACCCCATAATGTATAATTAGCATTTTTATACATCTAAAACCTATATACACCATGTGGGTTTTTACCCTAATAAATTATTTACTTTTTTCGCATTGCTCGTAGTGCTGCCATTTTTGCAGCCATTTCTGGTGATCCTTTTTTAGGTTTTGCTCCTCCAAACGCAGACTTAGCAAGTGACGCAAGACCAATTCCTTTCTTGACAGTATTTACCGCATAATCAGTAAAACGCTCTGCTTTTTTTAGTCTATTAACCTTACCTCCAGCAAGTTTTTTTACTTTTTTAGCAAGTGCCTGCTCTACCATAGGCTGAACTGCTTTTGCCATCGCAACTGCGTGCGGTTTAGCAACTCGCATTACTTTTTTAGCAATATTCTTTAAATTACCACCAGTAGAAACATCTACAAATTTTTCTGGTTTTCCTGAAACAGAGAGATAATCGCCAGTAGACTCACTCGGATACGAACCACTATTACCACTTGCAACATATTTTTCTACTCTTCCACTACCGTACATATCAGTCATAACAGAATTGCTTGATTTTAAACTGGGGCGTTCATCCATTTCCATTAATATTTTACGAACTCGTGGATTTAATGTAGTATTTTTTGAATTCAACTGAAGAGGCATTAATATAGTATAATATTATATTTTATTTTAATTCTAAAATGTAATATATTTATTTTTATTTAATTTTACTTAACATAGGGCAACTAATTTGCTTTTTGCTTTGCCTCCACTCATCGCTGCACCACTCATAGCACCGCCAACGATACGCTCACCGCCACGACGATAAAGACGCTGACGAAGACCAATCATATTCATCATTTTGCCTCCAACCATACGAGCATATTGAACCGAAGATACAGCATCAGGTTGTTTCTTCGCACTGAGAACCATCTCTTTAGTGGCAAGACCTGTAAATATCTGAGACTGACCCTGCTGTGTGACAAAGACACCTGAATTGGCTGTAATAGTGCAAATTTCAGGGCTAAAAGACTCACCTTCAAGTGCGACTGTATTTGTTACATTAACAGAAAATTGGAAATTATACTGTCCGATCGATCCGCACGAAAGGAAATCCGAAATTCCAAGATCATAAGCAGGATTTATTACGAGCAACGAGCCAATAGTAGATACAAGTTTGCCAGCACCTGTGTCTCTATCCTTGTATGTTGCCTGTCCACTAAACTCTAACCACGACTGTGTAGAACCGTTCTTTACTGACATTCGCCACAAATCGTAAGGAGTGGAAGAAGAAAGCAAACCAGACTGATTATTAAGATTAAGAGAGATAGAGTTAATTTTCAAAAACGAATTGCTATCTTTAGCAGTCATAGAAGAAATAGGTTTACGAAGGCAAATAATAAATAAGTCAGGAATCTGATTAAGTTGGATTGACGATGCTGAATAAGTAGCAGAAACAAGCCGAGCAAGAGGAGAAGTGCCTGATGTAGGCGAAATAAATCTCGGAAAATCCATGTAGGGCAATGAATTGCGAGTTTCAATTACATCTGTAGGTTGGGTAGAAAGGAACTGAAGAAGCAACTGCGGACTGGAAGCACCAGAGGCAAGAGCAAGAAGATTCGCATTAGATACTTGGAAAAGTAATGGTTGAGGAGTTGCTCCATGTCCTAAAAAGGCATTCGCTATACCTGCGGTTACCTCATAAGTAAGAGATGACCCTTCCGCACTGTACGGCGACGCAGAAAATACACGATTAAGATTGCCGATATTTGCAGTAATTACCATATTGTTCACACCTAAAAGACCCTGTGCGTTAAATTCAGGGTGAGCATATATAAAGGGACTGAGGAAAAGAGGCTCACAAACAATAGTCTGAACGGCAACAAGAAAATAATTGCCAGTAGTCGTGCAAACAGGCGATGCGGATACGTAAGTGCCGTCTGCCTCAAACTGGGCGATGACACAGACTACAGGGTGAGCGCCACGAGGCAATAGCATCTCATCATAAGATGTATTATCTACAGATGCCAAAGCGTTCGCATTAGTGCCAACGCCATCAAAATAATTCGCATAAGTGCTGTCACGATAGCATGGAGTCATACCATTCCAGTGCTGAAGTTCACGCTTGCTTGTCATTGCGACCAACTGGGGGAGCACATCGATCAAGTTAATTGACACGCTCGTATTATTCACCTGTGCGTTTAATGTCGTCATCAACGATGCTAATGGGAATGCCTGAAGCGAGTCAAGCAACCCATAATCAAATGCCGTTTCTTCTTCAGGGCAACCATCGATACGAACAGTGAACGATAGACCAGTTTGCACTAAAATCTCGCGATCGATTACCGTATTTTCGGATGGGACAGTTACATTCCAATTTAAATTAGAGTTAGATGACGAAGTCGCTACAAAAGTTTGAAAAGTTTTGCTTGATGCTCCACTTTTTATAGCAAAAGTCAAATCAGGGGTAATATCGCCAATTACTGAATCCTTTACAAGAACTGTGCTTACGTCTGCCATTTATATAATTATAAAAGATAATAAATTTTATATTATTTTTTATTTAATCCTAATATTAAATTATTTTCCAATTAATGATTTTTTTGTAAATACCATTTTCATTGTCACGCATCCACCTGATTGTAGTCTAAATGGAATTAATTCACCTGTCTTAAGCCTGTAATAAATAGAAATGTCTAAATTAGATAAGGGTTGATTACCATAAAGTGTAATATATCTATATTGTGCTTGTGGAACATATACCAAGTTAGGAGCATATAATCCTGAGTCGCTTGTAATATCTGTAATAATATTACTAATAGCCCCATTATTACCTCCACCATTTGTCAATACTCCATTATTGTATACTAAAGGTTGAGATACTTGCGATGGTTGAACTGGCAATGTATTACTGGTAAATACGAGTGCCGTAATTGGTGTCCAACTACTTGTCGTACTCCATTCTTGATTAAATACAATTGCGTCATATTGAACTACTGTAGAAGGTGCTTCAGGGATAATTGTTTGAAGATTAGTCGCTCCTACATTGGCAATAAGTAGAGCATAATTTTGCCCTAATAGGACATTATAACCCATATATCGTGCAGGAAATGATGAGAATAAGGCATATAATGGGGCATTAAAGTAAATGCGAATGGGTTGAATTGGAGTATCCAATTTATTAATATCATAACCAAGTGTGTCTGCATAAATTACTGCTCTGTTACTCGTACTGTCCCAGTTGATTATAGGAGGTTGATTACTGGGCAAGACTTCTCCTGCGTCGAGTGCTTCTGTTTGCATATCGGCGAATGCCTCTCTCAAGGCAACCAATACTAAATAACAAAAATATTGATACGAATAGCAGTTATAATATCCTGTGCTATTATCCTGCACTTTGGTTGAACTATTCGATGGAGCAACAGGAACAAGTGCCGATGTATCCTGTGGAGACCATATTACAGACGCTTGCGATTTATATTCTCCAAATGCTCCTTGCCAACTTATAGTCGTTGTATAAATAGTTAAATCTTTATTTCCACTATTTGGAACAATAGAAGGTATAAATACAGGTAGAGTTCCTGAATCTACAGTAAACCGAATAATTGACAACATATAATCTTCAGGATTCATGATAATAGGATTAGATCGCTGTTCATTAAAATAAAATGGTGTAGGAGCAATAGTAGATGATTGAAAATTGGTACTTGTTAAATCAAAATAAATATTATCTGCTTGAACTGCATTTTTATTAATATTTAATTGACTCATTATAATATATCATATTATTTTTTTAATAATTAATAATTCTTTATTAGTTTTAGAATGGAATTATCAGTAGATGACCAATTTATAATATTTCAATTATGTGAATGGTATAATCTGTATATGTCTATTTATAATCTCTTAAATTTATTATAACTTATTATATATAATGCCTTATGAAATTTTGAGTATTAGTCCGCGTAGATATGAAGTTGTTAATTCTGAAACTGGAGAAGTACATGCTAAAAAATCTACATTAAAAAACGCAAAAGCACAAATACGATTATTAGATTCTCTTGAAGGTGGAGCATTAAGCGGACGCGATATTAAAAATATGGTTTCTTCTTCTTATGAAAAAAAAGGTAAAAAACAAATAGGAGAGAACAAATTAGATGAATCAATCAGTAATAAAAAAGTAAAGGTATATCACAATGAGAAAACTGGAAAAACAACCGTTGTGAATCGCGGAACAACTGGCACTGTTTCAGATTGGGCAAATAATGCTACATATGCGTTATTAGGAACAAAGGCTTATAAAAAAACTGATCGCTATAAACAGGCAAAAAAAACACAGGAAAAAGCAATTGCTAAATATGGCAAAAGTAATATTACCAATGTGGGACATAGTCAGGGAGGATTAATAGCAAGAGAACTTAATAAAGAAGGACTCACAAATCAAGTTATAGCAGTTAATCCTGCATCAAAAGGAGAGAAGACAAGAAAGAATGAAACTGTTATTAAATCAAGTGGTGATATAGTATCGGCACTTGTTCCAAAAGATAAAAATGTTAAAGTAATAAAAGCAAAATCTTTTAATCCATTAGCACAACATAGTGCTAAAATTATTCGTGGTACGGATAATGAAAAAATGTTTGGAACTGGTATGTATGGCGGTTCATGCTGTAATATGTGTGGAGGTAGACAACTCGTTCATAGTGATATAGTCACAAGTGAAGGCGTTCCTATTGGTGGCTATATGTCAGGTGGTTCTTTGAGACTAACGCCTCAGTTTTTCCAAATTCCAAAAAGATATGATTAATTCTATATTTTATTTATGAATTAATTTAATTTAATTATAATTATTTATTTTATAATTAATTCACTTTCTATATTTCTATTCTATAAACTTTTTAAGAAATATATATTTTACTTTTTACTTTTTTATTTAGATTTTAGAAAAGTAATAAATGAATAAATTAAATAATTATAATTAAATTAAATATTTTATAATATAAAATCTTAATGTTTCATTAATTTATTTAATGATTTTAAGTTTTTATGAATATCATGACTATCTCCCCAAAGTACATAATAACTAAATAATGCTGGGCTATGTATTAAATTATCTATTCTATATTTTTCAGTTGGGTTTGCATAATGGCGTTTTCTATAATTTTTTCTTATTTTATCACTTGCTCCATCAATATAAGTAAATCCTATTGGCGAACCAAAATAATACTTTTTATTATCGAACATAATCACAAATCGTTTATTTGGTTTATCTGATAGGTATAATTCCATATATAATTAAGCAATATTTTATTATTTTTTCTTTATTTTATTTATGATTTATATATTATTATTTATGGACGATTTAATTTAATCATTTATTCACTTCATATAATCCAAATAAAAAAGTAAATTATAAAAATATATTTTTATAAAAAGTTTATAGAATAGGAAGTGAATAAATGAATAAATTAAATAATTATAATTAAATTAAATATTTCATATATAATCTTGTAGGTTTTCAAACACGTATTCAGGTTCATTTTTATATAATTTATCAAGTTCTTCATAAGTATCTTCATTTGTTTCTTTTAGTGCATCAAGTATACGGCGGATTAATCCTTTTAATAACATTTTTTTACTATTTACAGGTCTCCACGATTTAATTTCAAGTTCATTTCCTTCCTCATCCATTTCGTAATCAATGATCTCTATATTTTCTTTATCATTAAGCCGTATTGATTTATTAATACCGATAAAATTATTTGCTAAAATATCCCCAAATGATAGGTTTGATTCTTTTAATTTTTTATCAATAGGAACCTCATAAAAATTGGTTAATTCTTCTATTTTATACACTTTTTCTTTCTTTGGTTTTGTTGCTGTTTTTGCTTTGACTACTTCGCCTGATTGTTTACCTATACAGTTTTTTTTAAGGAATCCTTCAAATCTTTTTAATGCCTTTGGATCAGTTTGTAAATCACCTTTAATTCTTAATATTAAAGCATTTTCTATTTCATATGCAGTTGTAAAACCATAATGTATAGCAAACGCACATATCTTTTTAAATATTAAAAATAAATCTTGTTTAGTTGCGGTTTTACTTATACTATATTTAACTTTTGGAGATAGTCTATTTTTTAATAATGTTTCCATTATATCAAAAAATAAATCCTTATTCATCTTTGAATATTTTAATAATAATATTGATACTATTTGGGAAGGTTTTATTTTCAATTTTTTATCAATATCAATCCATTCTATAATAGGACGAGTAAATGTATTAGTTTCAATTATATTTGACTTTGGAGGAATAGATGAACATTTGCTTGGTCGTCCTGCTTTAGATTTCTTTGGTTCTACATTTTCAATTTTAGATTCAATCTTCTTTGGTCTGCCTCTTGGTTTTTTTGGTTCTGATACTGCTAATTTTGCCTGACGCTTCGAACCTTCTACTATAGGACGTCCACGCTTTCGTTTTGGTGCTATATCCTCTTTTGATTCTTCTTGTTTTGTTTCTTCTTTGCTTTCTTCAATAATAACCTTTTTTGGTGGTCTACCTCTACGCTTTGGAATAACTGGTTCAGTAGACGCAAGTTTTGCCTGACGCTTTGAACCTTGTACAATTGGTCGTCCACGCTTTCGTTTAACTTCTTCTTTAACTTCTTCTTTAATTTCTTGAATAGGAGAGATAATAACATTTTCAGGTATTTTACTTTGTTTAAGTTTTTCACGAATACGCTTTAATTGTGCGATTTCTTGATCACTCATTAATTTTCCTGTACGATCACGATTTCCATGTTCTTCAGGATACCAAGGTTGTAATACAGGTAAATTTGCTTTCTTAAAGGCGCGAACTTCTTTACGCTTTGCTTTTTTATCTTCTTTAATTTCTTCAATAGGAGTAATAATAACATTTTTAGGTATTTTATTAAGTTTTTGTTTAATACTTTTTAATTGTGCGATTTCTTCTGATTTTTGCATACCTTTTATATTTGGTTGACTTTCAATAATAGTATTTATTAGATCTTTCATATCACTAAATAATTTATTATTTGATTTTACTTGAACTTTTACTGTTGGTATATTAATTTCTTCTAATGGAGCAGGAGGTTTATTGTATAATTTCTTTGCCTCTGCATATCCTGTATTTTTTGGAGGTTTTACTGGTTTTGCCTTTACAACTGGTTTTGCTTTTGCTTTCTCTACTTCTTTTTTTGCTAATAATTCATCTCGTGCTTTACGAGCAGTATCTTTTTCTGCTTGATTTGCTTTTAATGCTTCTTCTTTATTCGCATTATATAAAATAGGTTTTTTATATACATTACCTGTTAATTTTTTATACTCATTAATTAATTCTTCCCATTGTATTAAATAAGGTGCTAATATGGTTGATGTATTCATATCAAATTCGGATTTTTCTTTACCCTTATATATTTTATTAGCATTAGAAGGTTTAGCATAAAACCGTTCGACAAGATTCTGAATATAAGCATTATGCGCTTTATTTGCATCATCATATCTATTTGTAAAATTTTTACGGAATTCATCTATCTTGTTATTAATAGCATCAATTTTTTTAATATTACTTTTTGTAGACATTATATATTCTCCTAATATTTTATTTTTAAATTATAAAACAATTAATTTTAATTATGATTATTTTTTTAGAAATATTTTATTATAATTATATATGAAAATTAAATTAAGAATAAAAATATTTGGTTATGTAGTATTAGTTATTTATTAATTTTTAATTATGATTTATTAATTTTTAATTATATTTATTTATTTTATAATTAATTCACTTCCTATATTTCTATTCTATAAACTTTTTAAGAAATATATATTTTACTTTTTACTTTTTTATTTGGATTTTAGAAAAGTAAAAAATCAATAAATTAAATGATTATAATTAAATTTAATTATTTAATAATAGTTTTACTCTAATTTTCTAATTTGTTTTAATACACAATTATAATATTTTGGCATATGTGGTACATTACCATTCCAACAATATTGGGGAGTAATATTAAACATTTCAAATCTTAAAAATTCATATAACGATTGTTTGTGTATCTCTAATGGAACAAAATCAATTTTTTTTAAGAGAGAATGAATATGTAAATCATAAGCAAGTATGTTCTGTCTCATTTATATATTATAAGTATTTTTATTTATATGAATTATTTTTATTTTAATCCTGAAGATTTTTTTTTTAATTTTTTTATTAAAGTATCATTATTTATTGGTACTTCTTTTGGCTCTTCTAATTTATTTTTTATCATCTTCAAATAATCGTATAATGTTTCTGTAAATGATGAAGCAAAAGCAATTTCGTCTCCTTCAAACGAATTCACAAGACCTAATATATACCTACTAACTAATGTTTTAAATACATCTTTATATTTTCTTATTTCTTTCTGTAATTTATAATTTTCTTTTTTTACAATAAATCCATAATAACTATTACGACCATTTTGTTGTTCTTCCTTTGTAAAATAAGTTCTTACTTTATCAATAAAATTTATTTTATCTTCTTCTAATGTATCCATATTAACTGGTTTGTCAACTAATTTTAATAATTCATTTCTTTTTTTTTGTAATGATGGGTCTGTATACCAATTTCTCCCTATTTTATAATAATCTTCTTCTTTCTTTGATTCCTTTTTTGGTGCTTCCTTCTTTGGTAATTCTTTTGGTACTTCTTTCTTTGGTGCGTTCCTTCTTTTTGGCTCTTCCTTCATTTCAATCAAAAACCATTCCTTACCATCTTTAAATAGTTTATATGCGTTTTTTATTCCAATATCACTTAAAGCACATCCATAAGTTGTATTTTTTTTTACTGCGTATTCTTTTACAAAGTTAGTCCATGTATTAGCACCTCCAATAAGTATTTCACTCGTCATTGGTTCGTACCATTGTTTACCTTCTTTAAATAGTTTATATGCTTTTCTTAATGGATCTTTGTATTTGGATAATGCACACGCATATTTTATATTATGTTTTGCTGAAAACTCCTTTATAAAATTAGTCCATATAGAAGGCATTATATATATTAATAAATATAATATATATATAATTTTATTGTTTTTTGAGGTGTAAGATTAAACGATTTTCTCTTTTTTTGGTAAATAAGAATTAATTATATTTACAACATCATCAGGGATATGTTCTATTATTTTTTTATATAATTTATTTTTTGATTTTGTAGTTTCAAATATTTTAATTGCTGTTGTTTGGTCAGGAGCGTACATACTATAAATAGGTGTAAAATCTTTTGCTAATGGATATGAATGATGCATACTGTATACATAAATAAACCTACCTAATGCGTCTTCATAATATTCTGTGTGGTCTAAATCCAATTCTCGTCTCATTTCGCCATATTTTTGTAGACATTTTTTATTCTTAACTATTTTATACTTAAGAATAAACCAATTACGAGCATGAATTATAGACGGTATTGTTATATCTTCATTTGTTAATATTTTAAAATGTCCCCAATATACATTTTTATAAATAGAATTATAATTTGTTAGAGTTGATACAGTAGCCATTTGTTATATAATATGTCTATATTTCTTTATTCAATTTTATAGAATATGATTACACCTTCATTACACCTCGATTACACCTTTTTGTGATGCGATTACACCTTTTTTTTTTAACTTTTCTTACTGAACCAATAACGATTACACCCATTACACTATTTTTACCTTTTAAAAACTAAAAAAAGTATTAAAACTCAAAATCTAAAATACTCCTGAAAAAGAGGTGTAATGGGTGTAATAGTGTAAAAAGGTGTAATAGGTGAAACGAAAACTGTATAAAGAATATATATATATTTTAATAACAAATGGAAATAATGTTTAATGAAGTAAAACTAAAAGTGTATGAAAATGGAATAATTGAGAGACAATTTAATAATGGTTGGAAAAAAATAGGAACTATACATATATTAAAAAATTATAAATGTATAGTAATAAAAATAAATAAAAAACAATATTTATCTTCAAGAATTATTGCTTTTGTATATCTTGGATTAGATATTAATAATAAAATGCAATTTATAGACCATATAGACCAAAACCCTATAAATAATAATCTATCTAATTTAAGAATAGTAACTAATCAACAAAATCAATTTAATACAAAAGCAAAAGGATATTATTTTTGTAAAAAATATAATAAATGGATTTCTCAAATAAAATTAAATTATAAATTAATTCGTATTGGAAGTTATAACACAGAACAAGAAGCAAAAGACGCATATTTAATAAAAAAGATAGAATTACATATTATATAATTATTCTCTACTTTTAATCCCCAACCAAAAGCCCCTTTGTTTGTTAATCATTTTTGTTTTATCATATACCACATCAATCTTCAAGCGTTTTAATTCATCTTTAATTTTAATTTTACCATCATAACTATCAATGATTTCTTTAAATTCATCTTTATAACAATAAAAATCCTTGCCTACTTCAAAATGATCTTCCCAAAAATCTTTAAAAGTATCATTTGTATTGACTACATTTTCAGTCTCAATTTTCCATTCAATAGGAAAATCACATAAAGTATTAGTCTCAAAAAAATGCTTACTTTCTAAAAATAAAACATGAAGTAAAGCGTGTTTGTATTGAGTCGTAATTTTATTTAAAAATGTTTTATCCTTAATAAATATTTTTTTATCAAAATTATTTTCATTAGTATCAATAAACTCACTATCCATTTGCATATGTCTTAATCGTCGTTTAATACCATTATCCATTTTTATATCGAGTGTGAAATTACTAACCATAAAAAGTTTAAATAATATATTCATAATTTTATTTGTATCATATAATTTTTCGTATGATAAAGAAGTACCATCACCAATACATTTAATTAAATTAGGGTCTTTCTTTTTTTCACTCAATTCATTCGTCCATAATATTCGTTTGTTCTTCCAAGTCCCAATAACTTTATGTAATTTTGTATTATTTTCATCTAACGCATTCGAAGGTGCTTTATCAACATATAAAGGTAATATTTCTTGTAATGCTTCCAAAATAGTTGATTTACCATTTGACGCAGTTTGTCCGCATAAATAAAAAAACTCTTGTATTTTAGAACTATCACCAGTAAGAGCATAACCCAATACACTTTTATAATAGGCTAAATGATTATCATTAAAATTACATATTTTTTTAAGTTCAAAATTAACCCAATCTATTTCAGTTTGATTAGGTATTTCATAGTCAAAATTAAGTGTAGATGTTAAATAATCTTCCGCATAAATACCATTACGAAAAATTAATGTAGTTAAATCTAAAATACCATTTTTATATGCAATCTTATAAATATGATTATCTAACATATTATAAAAATCCTTGATATATAAATATTCTTGTAAATATTTTATTATTTGACTCGAAAACCCATTGCGATTAACACTTACATAATGAGAGTTGTATTCTTTTTCTTGATCCTCACATTTTTTTTTAATATCGCTATTATCAGTATTAGAACTTTTATAAAATAATAATGTTTCTTTACTAATATCTATTAAATATTGAATATGATTTATTATTTTTGAGTGAGGTGCTTTGGTTGTTCTCCATAAATTATTATCACATATAAACCAATCATTCGAATAAATAATTGTTCCTTTTAATTGAGATGCAATATATTTTGCTACATCGTTCTCTCCCTTGTTTAAAATAGATAGTGGTAAATATTCTTTATAATTTATTAACCATTCTTTATAACCATAAGGATTTATTTTTTTTGCTATTGTTTGAAGTCCATAAATAGACATAGGCGTATTAATTTTGATAGTATCCCACATTCGATTTGCTTTATTATTAATTTCTTGTAAATTACTATAATTAATAAATATTTGCTTATCATAACCATTATATTTTAAAATACCTGCTATTTGAAACCATACATTCCAATTAATATTTTCATTTTTTATAACATTAAACAATAAATCAATATATTTATCTGTTTTTGGTGTATATTCAGGTGAAGATTCATTATTTTTAATAGCAATATTTTTAATAGAAACATTGATTTTTGGTAATTTATTTACTAATAATTCATGAATGAAACTGTACATAAAACTATTTTCATTTAATTTATAAAATGGATTATTTGTTTGGAAATGTCTTGCTGTATCAAACTGATTCGTAATTTTACATTTTGTCTTACTTGGTGGTATAACTTGATTTCCTCCCAATAATATTTCTAAACCTTCATAATTAATTTTATTAGAACCTATTTTTGTAATAATTTCAATAAGATCATTACAATTTGTATAATTAATAAGTATGTTTGCGTTCCCTTTGGTTGAAGATAAATAAAACCCATCTAAAATATCAATATTATCTAACATATTTTTTAATTTGTGTGATGTAGACACACAACCAACACGCTCACCATTAGAGTTTTTAACACCGCAACAATCAAAATCAAGTGATAAAATATATTCATTGTTTTCGTGTAGTCCCATCTTCATGCCCCAAAGTAAAGAATTGTAATTATGAGATTGTTTAAGTTCGTTATATGATAAATTATTCCATTTTGTAAGTTTATTACCGTTCTTATCGACTGGTATTTTATCGTATCCAACATTAAATAAAGAATATTTGTTTTGAATGAGGTTTTTAATAATTTCCATTATATAGTATGTAGAGATTTTATTTTTATATTAAAACTTTTAATTAATATAAAAATTATTCTTAAAGTAAAATTCTCAAAAATTCCATTTTAATCTTTTTCCAACAATCCATTTTTCTTTTACTATTACGATTAATTAACCTATATTTTGCTTCATTTTCAGGTGTTTTATGTCTCCAAGTTTGCTGATGAATAGCATTGTTTTTATGGGGCATTTCTATATATATATGTAGAGAAATTTTAAATACAATTATTTATACATAAAACGATCCAATAATTCTTTCATTAATGTTTTAAATAATGATTTAAGTCGTCGCTTATAATAGATATTAGTTTTATTTTTATTCAAATGTTTACGACAAGCGATACGATGTTTTACTTTATTTTCTTCACTGGTTAAATACCAAGAAGTAGCCTTATCTATTTGTTTTTGTCTATGATCCAAATAATACTTTTTATAATATTCTTTAAAACATTCTTTATTATTTGCATAGTAAGATGTCATATTCTATAATATCACACATATTTATATATTTTTATTTATATTTGATTTAATTTGATTTATAATTATTTAATTTATTCATTTATTACTTTTCTAAAATCCAAATAAAAAAGTAAAAAGTAAAATATATATTTCTTAAAAAGTTTATAGAATAGAAATATAAGAATTGATTTAATTATAATTTTAATAATCATAATTAAATTAAATATATATATATATTAAATAATTAAAAATAGTACACATTGTCAACAGGAAGAGAATAGCAATAAGAACGCCCTGTAATAGCAAAAGTAGAAGACGCATCATCACTGCTTATTTCTACCGAAATGTTGGTATGTTCCGTATATGTTTCAGAAGAATTAACAAAAGTAGATAATGTTTTAGATACATTTCCTTGATTATCCGTTGCACTAAACATAGTGTCAGTGCGAGTTATATTTCCAGTAGAAGCATCACGAACACGAATAATCACTTTAGTTATATTACCAACTCCAGAAATTCTGTCAAATTCAAAATATCCGCCAACAAGGGCAACAGGAATATTTACATCTCCGCTTAAACTTGTTTTATATCCCTGCAAAAAAGTGAAAAAATTAAATTCAGTATCAATGGTAATGGCAGTAGCAACAGGTATTTTATAATACTCAAATGGGTTTTGGTAGTACTGCCCTTCAACTATGTTTGTTTGCATTTGAAGTATTTCTGATTGATAGCCAGAAAGAATAGATACATAGTCTTCATTTTGTATTTCTGAATTTACCACTAACTGTTTAGATAATATTGATGCTTCTGCAGAATTTTCATTAGTTTGCGTCCAAGCATCATCAACAACGGATGGAGGAAATAAACCAACATTAATAGCACTCATATATATAATCTAATATATAATAAAAATATTAAACAGGAAAATAAGGAGAGATTAAACAGGCAGTTAGAGTAATATCTTGAGCGACTGTGCCTAATGCAGCATCTTCAGGTGCATTATTTACACGCATAGCAAGAACAGTCGTAGAAGTAGTAACATACATAGGAAATGTTCCACTAATTGTTATTCCAAAAGTGTCTTTTGCTCTAATAGCATAATTTGGATAAAAATTCATATTATAATTCCCACTATCAAGCGTGTTTCCATTTCGTAAAAAAGTAACTAATGCAACTGTTAAAGGTGTAGGGTCACCAATAGCAGTATCGTTGGTATCAACCACAAATGAATATTGTATCAAATAAGTTCCTGTATTGGGTATAGTTAAACTTGCTACTATAGTGGGCGTTGCTACAGCAGGAATTGAAGGAACTGATATGGTTTGAATATTTCCAGCACTCGTGCTAATAAATACTCCATTAGCATCATTTAAGTTTGAAAGTTCGTCAAGAGTTGATAATGCTACAGGACGAACAACATTAGTTATTATATTAAATGTTGAATTACTGCTTTCTAAAAATACTGCAGCTTCAGATAAATTAGAATTAGTTACGGCAACATTATCAAGAGTTTCTTGAATTATATCAGGTAAAGGATAAATCCCAGTATTTATGCCACTCATATAATATTGTATAATATAATATCTTAAGCAGTAGAATCCATTTTATAAACACGAACGGCGATTTGAACTGGCACTTCCATTACAAAATCAGAAAAAATTTGTGCCGTTATATAGGTTGAAGAAACAGAACTGCCAGAAGGCAATTTTAATATAAAAGGTATAGTCCATTTATTATCTAAATCTGTTACAATATAATCGCCTAAATCTTGAAAAACTTTACAAAATACACCTTCATTTACAACAGCAATCCAACAAATAGAATGAATAGGATTTACTTGAGGAGTTAGAAAATTAACATTTAAATTCACATATAAAGAAGCATCAGAAGCAGTAGAAAATGAATTAACCCAGACTTTAGTTGTTTCTGATGTAAGTAAATCACGAGTATAACTCGTTTTTTGATAAACACCAATAGGTTTATTATCTATATTTAGTCCTGAAGCAGTATTTTGAAAATCAAATAATGCAACAGAATCATCATATTCACTATTAGTAGTTGCAAGTTGTCCCTCTAAAGTATCGTATGCGGTGACAAGGTCAGTAATTTCCTGTGTTTGAATTACAATTTCTGCTTCAGTTGTTGTTACATTTGGTGATGGATAAACTCCAGTATTAATTGCCGACATAATATATATATTATAATATATTATATATGGATACTCCTTTATCAAATGGAGAAATAGCAAAAATGTTAAATATTAATGTATCGGACATTATACCTTATTCCGATTTATCTAATTATAAATCTATTTTAGATCTACTTCCTAATCCTTATTCTTTTAAAATTATTTTATTACAAGAACGACAAAATAAGGGTCATTGGGTTGTACTAATACGCCAAAAGAATAAATATTTTTATTTTAATAGTTATGGTGGGAAATACGATATGGATATGAACTCTATCTCTCGTCTTGCACGAAAAATTTTAGAACAGGACGAGCCAAAGATACAGCAATTATTAGGAGGTAAAAAAATGATTCATAATTCAATTGAGTTTCAAGGTAATGATTCTGAAACTTGCGGTCGTTATTGTGTCTACATAGTGAAACAATGTTGTTATAATAAAGTTCCATTTAATAAGGTTATAAAAACATTACAGAGAGAAGGCAAACCAAATTATGATGATTATATGCTTAAGCAGGTTGTTTAGAGTATACATTCGCGATCATATTACTACTTGTACCCATTTCAGTCGCTGATTGAGCAATATCAGCAATTGCTTTACTATGCTTTGCCGTTGCATAACTCGCTCGAATCTTGCTACATCCAACTTTACGCCCCAAAATACGATTTAACATTTTAGTAAGTTCAGGCGAAGATGTAACATTAGAACCATCATAATATTGTAACAACATGCCATTAGGATCTTTTACATACTTACGAAATTTATCTAAAACTGCCTTTAATTCAGGACTTACAATAATAATCTGACTGCTATAAGTACCCTTCGTTTTATAGTTATTGAACACGAACTTATTTGAGTAATAATAATTTATATCAGGATTAGAATCACCATTAGGACTATTTTCAAATTTCATTTGTATATAATCTAAATTTCTACGAGGAGCCTGAAGAGTATAGAGAGAAAGAACAACATAATCCATATAGGCTTGGTACGAAGCAGGCATTAACTTTTTAAGTTTATCATCAGGAACAGATTCCGCTAATTCAACCTGTTTTGCCTTTAACTCGTCGAGCGAAAGCCAATTTTCTTTATCAGTTGGCATATCAGTCATTGATTTTAATTCTTTATTAATTTCTTCAAGCAAAGGGTAATACTTAACATATAATTTCTTGGATTTGGGAGTAGTATCACATTTAAGTGCGGATACAATCGCAATATAATAGGAGCGCCGAGTTGTAACAGGTTTACTCTTTAATTTTTCAAGAATTTCATCATAATTACTTAAAAAAGCAAGATTCTTAAATGGAACATCACCATTAAGACTAAAAAGATTATACATATATAATTTTTTAGATTTTGGAGAAATTTCTTTTGAAGCAAATGGATCATAAACTTGGTCTTTCATCTTATCATGTCGTATACGAGTCTTTTTAACAATAGAATCATCAACAGGCTCAGGCACAGGTTCGACTACTGGCACAATGATAGGCTCAGGCTCAGGAACAGGAACAGGAACAGGTTTAGGTTCAACAACTTTCTTCGCTCGTGGTTTTCTAACTTTTGTGGCTTCCATTTATATTATTATAAATATTTTATTTTTATATTATTATTATTTAATTAGGAAGTTAAAACATTTAATAACGGTTTATTTCGTGGTTGTATTATTATAGGAGTTTTAGGTGATGATTTTAATAAATTTAATTGATTATTTAATTGTTCTCTCTCATTTATTTTTATAAGAGAAGATTTTTGTAATAAATTAATATATCTTCCATAAATATCATCAAGAAAGTCTATTTGTTCTATTTTTCTTAATTCAGTCGGAATAAATAAAGTTTTAGAAATATCCATTGCTAATACTAAAAAATCTTTTG